CGTTGGAAGCTGTGAAGCAATGGTGAGGTTGTCGTCAAGCTTCTTCAGCTTTTCTTCTAACCGATCGCGCTCGATGTCCTCAAGGACTTCGCGCACATCGCCCCAATTTCTGACCATACCTTCCTCTCAAAGAGAAAGGGCCTCTCCGGAGAGAAGCCCTTGTGCTCAGGACCAGGAACCAGTGAAGCAAAGTGAAAAGCTGGTTCGGTCCTGGTTTGATTTTAGGCAATCGACAGCTGAAGCCTATGGCCGAGTGACCGAAGAGTGGCCTCAATACGGTCGATCTTCGTTGGATGGTGAACGTCGAGAATCCGCGTCACTTCAGGAAGCTTCAGTTCGGCCTTCTTTGCGAGTTCGACGCGAGAAACACCATCGCGCGCCATCGCATTTGAAAGCAGAATTTTTGCAACCTGATTTGCGCTCAGATGAACAACATATTCACCGGGAAGCGCAGGTGACGCCTCCGGAATAAGTTCTCCATCTTTAATACGGAACTCGACACAATCCTCGACGGCATAACGGGCCCAATTTTCAAGAGGCTCGCCATCCACGGAATATGACAGAAGTTCGGGCAGATCCCGGCAACGAACAATCTCAGTGCCGTCCTCAAGCTTTTCAAAGCGGCATGGAAAATCGAAATTTGACATTTGTCAGACATACGATCATGCAGCAAGCCCCGCCGGCTAAGGCGGGGGTGTGTTTTATTTCTTAGAGACTTCCTTCAGGCCAAGATCGCGAATGATGTCCTTGCGGATACTTTCATTCATCTCTGCGCCGGGGTGTCGAGGCATGGTTTGCGTTTTTGGGTTCCCCGGGACTCTCAGGCGAAGGTGTCTGGTTCCGTGGGTGACCTCAACGCCTCTCGACTTAAGCCACCGAAGAAATTCACTTTGCTTCATGATCTCCTCTATTGGTTGAACACGTGAATATTCTACCATGAGGTTAGCATTTTTGCAAATGTTATGTATTTCGACGCTACTTATTCCGGCATCAAAAAAGCCCGGTCATCTCTGACTGGGCTTACGTTTCTTTCGGGTGCAAAAAGGCTGCCCCGTGGCAAAACTCTCGAAATCGCAATGGAAGTCGGCTAAAAATTGTATGTTCAGTATATACCTCAACCATCGTTGTCAAAGTACGTTTTGATGATTCTCTGGAACTTCTGACACACGCCATCAAATGCACGCAAGAAACCGCGATACGTCACGCGGAGTTCCCTAGCGCACAAACCGACGTGCCTCCCTTCTCCATAGACCATTTGAAGCACGCGCTTTTCCTGTGGAGTTAGCCAGGGTCCCCCATAGGCAGCAGATAGCTTTTCCGCATCAGCCATATCAGCACTCGAGATTGGAGGTTCGTTCCGGTACTTCTCAATAGCTGGAGGGCCATACTTCAGGCGGAGTTCGTTTAATACCTGAGCTGTCGGCGAAGGTAATGATTTCCTGCGAGCTCGAATGCACCGACTCCAATTTTGCAAGCGTTTGGAGAATATCGGATCGATCATGAAAGCTCCTCGATGTAGACGGTGACGGATGGGAACTCTGCGTACGTTTTGGCAGCAGAGACCTCAACGACTTGAGCGTCATCCTTCCACGCGATGCCGTTGAGTCCATCGCAGATGATTTTGATGATGTTGTCCATATCCGGCTTCTTGGCAGGTCGTTCGCAGCCCTGCAGGCATGCTGCGCGGCGTTTCTGCGAGTACGAAGCAGGCACAGGGAAAGCAGCGAGGATAGAAATCTTGACTGCCCCGCGCATGATGTCTCGGTTGCACATCGCGTACTTGCCAAGAACGGCTACACGGGCCTCGTAGCGACGGGTTTCATCGGGCGTATAGGCGTGGCCGGTGCGAGAGAAGCGCGGACGTGCCTTGCCCTGAGGCGTACCGGGAATGTTGAGCTTAACCACGGACTTTCTTCTCCTCTCGAGTGCGTTCTTCATACTTCGTAAAGCCGGCTGGGCTCCATGCTTTGATCTGATCGAGTTTGAACGTCAGCCCATAGAGGTCAGCGAAGATCGTAAAACCGCGTCGTTCGCCGTAGAAGCGATCCCAGGCTCCTTCTTTTAGGACGAAGAAGAGCACGGCGCCTTCAGGCGGATAGGTGGAGATGTCGTCGATGTCCACCTCAGTGAAAGTGAAAGGCGGGCGCTTCGGCGTGTGTTCCTTGGAAGGCGGATCGATGGACATGAGACGGGTGACTTTCTTGAGCGTCATTTCGTTTTGGCCTTTGATTGAAGTTCTTTGCGCCATTGGTCGAAAGCGGCGCGGAGGATTCGGACGGTTTCAAAGCGGCGTGCTATGCGGTCGGCATCGGGCTCGGGCTCGAAGTGCTCGCAGTAGTCCACGGACTCGACGGAGCGAAATCGCTTGTATCCGCTGATCTCCCCGGGGAGAGAGCAGTAGACGAGGCCTCTGGCGAGCATCCCCCACTGGCCTCTGTGGAGGCGAAGCGGATCGCCTTTCGGCAGCGGCTCGAGCGGTGCGCAGTTGCGGCAGCGAAGACACTCACTCATGTCGCTCCCTCATGATGAAGGTCGTCCGGCTGATCCACCGTGAGAAGGCGTGGATGAAGCGTTTGTGGATTCCGGTAGAGGGTTCCATCAGAACACCTCCTCGGGCTTCAGGTTCGCAGCCGACTCTTTCACGCGGTAGTCGCTCCACATGCAAGCGATGGGGAAGAAGAGTTGATCGATGCGGGAAGCGAGAGCACTCCCCAGAACGTCTTTCAGCTTGTCGATTTGGAGATTCGTGATGAGGATGGACGGATATCCGTTACGGGCTCTTGCGTCGAGGACTTCCTGCAATTTGTTCGCCTCAAAAGGTGTAAGGGCGGAGCGCCCGATCTCATCGAGGATGAGACAGGAGACGCGTCCGAGCTGTCGGATCATCTTGACCTCAGACACTCCAGTAGCACCCCGGAAGAGAGCGAAGAAGGTCGAGGCGCGCATGTAGACGGGCTCGATGCCTTCAGCCTTCAGGGTGAAATAGATCGACGACGCGAGATGCGTTTTGCCGGTTCCGGTGCGCCCACAAAGAGCGATGCCGAGGCGCGAACGCTCCTTCGGCTGCGTGACGACGCGGGACACAAGGCCCTCAGCGAAGCGACGGCAGAGCCTGAGGACGCGAGCGGCTTCAGTGCAGGTCGGCGCGTAGTCGTTGAAGGAGTGTTCTTCGGCGCAGGTCGGAACGTCCGTCTGCAGCGCGTCTGCGAATCTGGTGAAGGCGACGGAGAAGAGATACCGGCGCTCATTGGCCTGTTCCTCAAACGA